CAGGAACGGGTCGATGGCACGTAATCAAAAACAGATTTGGGCCAGATGGAATGACTTTACCATCCAAAGCCAATATGAGTACGGGTAGAATTGATATATACAATGACGATAGTGTTGATGGTAGAAAAACCCAAAGTGATATGAATAAAGGCGAGTCGGTAGTTCGTAAAAATTTACTTCAAAAGTATAAAGAAATGAGTGGTGACATAGATGTTTAGATGTGAGTTTATCATTATTGAATAACATTAAAAAACATTAAAAAACATTAAAAAAATAGGTGGTGATATCAATCCTAACCTATATTTATAACCACCCCAATAATATTAAACGAAAGCAATAATAAATAAGTTGATACAAGTACAAGGTTTTTAGTTAAAGTTACATACTTATATCAAAGGGGATAATAGATGTATATTTACAAAACAACAAATTTAACAAATGGCAAGGTTTACATAGGGAAATCTGAAAAAGACTTTAATCGAGAATATTTAGGTTCGGGTGTATTACTTTCAAAGGCAATTAAAAAATATGGTAAAGAGAACTTTAAGGTAGAATTGATAGAAAACTGTAATACAATAGAAGATTTAAATAATAGAGAGAAGTTTTGGATAACTGAGAATATGGGTAAAGATTGTTATAACATAGCAGAAGGTGGTACTGGTGGAAACACAATGGGAAACCATCCAAATAAAAAAACTCATTATGAATCAATATCTAAGAAAATATCTGAAACATTAAAAGGACATACAGTTAGTGATGAGCAGAGAAAAAAACAATCTAAATCACATACTGGTTGGTTTAGTAGATTGAGTGAAGATGAACAAACTGCATACAAAGAGAAGTTATCAAAGAAGATGAAAGATGTCTATAAAAATGGTCACCCATCGAAAGGTAAAACTTTAACAGATGAACATAAGACTAAATTATCAGAGAAAGCAAAAGAACTTAAATTTGGTGGAGACACTTGGTCTAATTTAAACAATGAAGACCGTAAATCACGTTCAGAAAAATTATCAAAGTCTCTAAAAGGCAGAGTACTTAGTGAAGAAACAAAAAATAAAATTAGTAATACATTAAAACAACGGAGAAACGATGCCTAAATTATTTACAGAACGAGTAGCATATAAGCCATTTGAATATCCAGTATATTTTACCGAAGGGTGGCTTCCACAAGCACAGGCCTTTTGGTTATATACAGAGATACCAATGCAAAGTGATATTAAAGATTGGAATGAAAATCTTTCATCAGAAGAAAAAAACTTAGTAGGTAATATCCTATTAGGATTCGCTCAAACAGAATGTGCAGTTTCTGATTATTGGACAACAATGGTAACCAAATGGTTTCCTAAACATGAAATCAAACAAATGGCGATGATGTTTGGTTCACAAGAAACAATACACGCCACCGCTTACTCATATCTAAACGAATCATTAGGTTTAGAGGATTTTGAGGCTTTCCTACACGAACCTGCAATAGCAGAAAAGTTTGAATATCTAACCGCTACTTCAGCAGATTGGAAACATACGGATTTAGAAATAAATCCAGATGCAAGAAAAGAAGTAGCCCGTTCTTTAGCGATATTCTCGGCTTTTGCAGAAGGTGTATCTTTATATAGTAGTTTTGCAGTCCTGTATTCTTTTCAGATGAGAAATCTTCTGAAAGGAATTGGACAGCAAATGAAATGGAGTGTAAGAGATGAATCATTACATTCTAAAATGGGATGTGAATTATTCAGAGAAATGTGTAATGAGTATCCTGAACTATTTGATGAAGTAAAAGATGATGTAATCCAAGCAGCTCAATATATGATTGAGATGGAACATAAGTTCATTGATATGATATTTGAGCAAGGTGATTTAGAAAACCTAAAAGCAGGTGATTTAAAACACTTTATTTCTAAAAGAGGTAATGAAAAATTAGGTGAATTGGGGTATAACTCAATACCAGGTGGTGATTTCCACTTTGAATTTAATGATAAGAAAGCAGCCAACTTAGATTGGTTTTATCACCTTACCGGTGGAATAACCCACACCGATTTCTTCGCAGTAAGACCAACTGATTATGCAAAGGCTGGTGAGGGTGAAGATTTTAGTGATATGTGGTAAAAAGTAAAAGAAAATAAATTATGAAAAATTTTGGAGAAGAATTAGGATGGGAGTTGGATGTCGATTTCCCATCGTGGGCAAATACAGAAATATATGTTAAAACAATTAGTAAAGGTTACCTTTTGGAAGGAGAAACTCCGAAAGATGCGTATTGGCGTGTCGCTACTAAGGTCGCGCGCCGTTTGGAACGAAGTGATATGGCCTCTAAGTTTTTTGATTATATTTGGCGTGGTTGGCTTAATCTTGCTACTCCCGTTTTATCTAATACAGGTACTGATAGGGGTTTGCCGATATCTTGTTTCGGAGTTGATGTTGGTGATTCGATTCAAGAAATAGGAAACAAAAACTTAGAAATGATGCTACTCGCCAAAAGTGGTGGTGGTGTTGGCTTCGGTATGAATATGATTAGACCAGCAGGTAGTAAAATCAATCAAAATGGAACATCAGATGGCGTAGTACCATTTGCTAAGATATTTGATTCAACTATTATAGCAACTAATCAAGGTGCAGTACGAAGAGGTGCTGCATCAGTAAACTTAAACATAGAACATGGTGATTTTGATGAATGGATTGATATTCGTGAACCAAAGGGTGATGTAAACAGACAATGTTTAAATTTACATCAATGTGTTGTAGTTGGTGATAAGTTTATGAGAAGATTAGAAGATGGAGATGCTGAAGCTCGTAGAAAGTGGAGTAAGGTAATTCAGAAACGTAAAGCAACGGGTGAACCTTATATTATGTATAAAGGTAATATCAATAAATCAAATCCAGAAGCATATAAGCATAATGGATTAAAAGTTCATATGACAAACATATGTTCTGAGATTACATTACATACAGATGAGAATCATTCATTCGTATGTTGTTTATCTTCTCTTAACCTTTCAAAATACGATGAGTGGAAAGATACAGATTTAATTTATACAGCAACGTGGTTTTTAGATGGGGTATTAGATGAGTTTATCCATAAAGCAAAAAATATGCGTGGGTTTGAAAACTCAGTACGTTCAGCAGAAAAGGGTAGAGCATTAGGATTAGGTGTATTAGGATGGCATACTTACTTACAACAAAGAGGTATCCCATTTGATTCATTAACCGCACAATTTGAAACTCGTAAGATATTCTCTCAAATGAAGATTGAATCTGAAAGAGCATCAAGAGATATGGCAGATGTATATGGTGAACCATTATGGTGTGTTGGTACTGGGTTGAGAAATACTCACCTAAGAGCAATTGCACCAACGGTTTCTAACTCTAAATTAAGTGGTAACGTATCACCAGGAATAGAACCTTGGGCAGCAAACGTATTTACCGAACAAACTGCAAAGGGTACTTTCATTCGTAAGAATAGAGAGTTGGAGAAAGTACTCAGAAAAGCCGGAATAAATACCAAAGATATGTGGGATAAGATTATGGCAGATGGCGGTTCTGTACAAGATATCAAAGAATTAGATAATTGGTTATATTGTGATGGTAAACTAACAGAAATTGGTGATGATATTGATACTACTAATTGTGATAGAGTAAAGGATGTATTTAAAACCTTTAAGGAAATCAATCAATTAGAATTGGTTAGACAAGCTGGTATCAGACAACAATACATTGACCAATCAGTATCACTAAATTTAGCATTCCCATCTGAGGCAACTCCGAAATGGATGAATACAGTACATATGGAAGCGTGGAAGCAAGGTGTAAAAACACTTTACTATACGAGAACTGAGTCAGTACTCAGAGGTGATATTGCACAAAAGGCGATGGACGAAAATTGCCTCTCCTGCGACGGATAGACGATAGTGTGGTCTAACGACCACCTTTAGGGCCGTTATTCGTAACGGAAGAGATGGGGAGATTCGCTACCTCCCCATTTCATTTTAATTAAAATAAATTAGGATAATTGAAATATTATTCGTATATTTGTAGTTATGAAAAAACAATTAAAACAATTAGATGAGTTCCAAGTAGCATATAACTCTACTAGAAACTCAAAACCAACATTAATTTCAGAAGATGATTATTCTCTGAGATATAAGTTAGGTAAAGAAGAATTAGATGAGTATCTCGATGCTTGTAAAGATGGAGACCTCATTGAAGTTGCCGATGCATTGGCAGACCAACTATACATCCTATTGGGTACTATGATATCACATGGAATGGGTGATGTAATTGAAGATATCTTTGATGAAGTACATAGGTCTAATATGTCAAAGTTAGGTGAAGATGGTAAACCCATTTATAGAGAAGATGGTAAGATTTTAAAAGGCCCAAACTTCTCATCACCAAATTTATCCAAATTCCTATCAGATAATGGTCAACTAGAACTTCAGCTGAATGCGGAGAAGGATTAATATAGTTAAAAGAACTGCGTGGATGTTTGATAATAGATTAAGAGGTGAAAATCACCCAAACGCCAAACTCACATCAATTGATGTGATTAGGATTAGAGATTTGCATTCTAAGGGATTCTCTAGAAAAGTAATTGCAAAAAACTTTAAAGTATCTAATTGGAACATCAAACGTATCGTAGATAGGAAAACGTGGATTCACATTTAATATAAAATAAATAAGTTATGACAGTTATAGAAGCAATGTCTCCCGGTGATGCATGGGTTAAGGTATCTAAACATATTTTAGAAAATGGAGTAAAAGTAGGTAATCTAACTGAAGAACTGAATGTGATGACCGAAATCACAGAGTTTAAATCAGATGATTGGTTTGATGAGCATTTTAGAGGTGTAATGGGTGATGATAGAATTGATTTCGCAAAAACAGTAACATTTTTAAAACCAGAACCCAAAGTATCAGATAACCCATTCTTTGATACAGAGATGGGCTTGGACTATAAATTTATTAAAGACCATTACCACCAATCTTATTGGGGTAGAATGGTTAGTTGGCGAGGTGAGTTAAATCAAATAGAAAATGTAATCAAAATTCTTTCAAGTGGTAAAGCTGTGAAGAGATGTGAGTTAATCATATTTGACCCAACAAAAGATGCAAGAAACCCATACTCACAACCCTGTATGGTAATGATTGATTTGAAACCACGTAATGGTAAATTATATCTAACATCAATACTCCGTTCCAATAGAGTATCTAAGTCTGGATATGCAGATTATACTGCATTAGTAGAAATGGGTCACTTTCTAGCAGAACAAAGTAATTTGGAGTTAGGTAAAGTTAGTGTACTTGCGTGTTCTTGCCATATTGGTGATATGAATCAAGAGAAGAAGAAGACTATTCAACTATTGGAAATATTAGGTAAGTAATATGTGTGGTATAGTTGCAACAATAGGATACGAACCATCGGATGTAAATCTAATGTTAGATGCAATTGACCATAGAGGACGAGATTGTAGAGGTATCAATGAGTTTGAAGTAAATGATAAAAAGGTAGTCTTAGGACATAACCGACTTTCTATTAATGATACATCATCAGCAGGTAACCAACCTATGGAATATAACGGAATTTGGTTAATTGTAAATGGTGAGATTTGGAATTATCCAGAACTTAGAAAAGAATACGAAGGTAGGGGGTATGAATTTAAATCAAATTCGGATTCAGAGATTATACTATTCTTATACAAAGAAGATGAGTTGAAGAGATTGAGTGGTATGTTCTCATTTGTAATTTATGATAAAGATAAATTAGTTATTTCTCGTGATTGGGTGGGTAAGATACCACTTTACATTCATAATACTAATAAATATATTATTGCCAGTGAGATTAAAGCAATCCAAACACAAAATGGTATTAATGATATTAAAATAGTTCCTAAGAATACCTTAATTGAAATTAATTTAAAAACCGATGAGTTCATTATTCACAAAGATTATTATTTCAACTTTTCTTCAGAAGTTACTAAGGTTGCATCGCGTGAAGAGGTTTCTAAAACTACTTTTAATTTATTAGAACGTGCAGTTGATAAGAGATTAATATCCGATGTACCCATTGCAACCTCACTTAGTGGTGGCATTGACTCTGCTATTATTACTTATCTATTGTCACAGAGAATCCCAAACATTAAGGCATACACCATTGCTTTTGACCAGACATCAAAAGATTTACAAAAAGCAAGGGTATGCGCTAATGCACTTAATGTTGAATTAGTAGAAGTGTTTGTACCTAAAGATGATGTGATTATTAAACAAAGGTTTATGGATTCAATTAATGTAATTGAATACCCATCAACAGTTCAAATGGAAGTTGGTATATTACAATCATTCATAGCAGAAGAAATGGTTAAGGATGGTATCAAAGTAGCATTTAGTGGTGAGGGTTCTGACGAATCATATGGCTCATACGGAACATTCAGAATGTTTAGTAAGAAACCAGATTGGAGTGATGTTAGAAAAAAACTATTTGAAAAACAACACTATGGTAATTTATTGAGAGGTAATACCATCTTTATGAACTATGGTACTATTGAACTGAGATGTCCATTCTTCGATACGGAGTTTTTAAACTATACTACCAATTTGCAAGATGAGTTTTTATCTCATAAGGGTCAATGGAAACTACCACTCGCAGACGCATTTAGAGGAAAATTACCAGATGAGATATTAGACCAGGAAAAGAGGGCGTTTCAAAAAGGAACAAACTTTAAGGAATATATTGAAGATATTATTTTAAATGATTCTGAAATAAACTTTAAAAACAGAAAAAAAATATTTCATGTAATTTGTGATAACTTTGAAAGAGTGAACGGATTTTCACATAAAAATCTTAGAAAAGAAATCACAAATAATAATATGGGAATCTACAAATGGGCCTAGTTGGATTTAACGAAGATACTCCTTTAGAAGAGTATAAGATAAAAGGCAGGTCTGTTTGGGTTAAGAGAGATGACCTTATGGGTGATGGTGTTAACTTACCACCGTGGGGTAAAATTGGTGGTGTTTATCAATTGGTTAAAAACTATATAGACCCAAATAAACCACTAACACATCTTTCAGTAGATGGTAGTTGGACTGGTTGGGTTCTTGCTAAAATATGTGATGATTTAGGAATTGAGTTCCATCTTTCATATCCAGACTCTAAAAAGATTAGTAGAGTTTATTTAGATATGGTAAAGGAAATGTTTCCATCAGTCCATATGAATCCTATCAGACCGAATATGATGAAGGTTATGTATCATTCTCTAATGAGTTCCTCTGCTGAAAACGGATGGCAGATGTTACCTTATGCGTTTGACCACATATTTTATAGAAATTACCTTAAAGAAAGAATGCAACCATATAAAAACTTTAAAAACTTAGTTGTATCAAGTGGTAGTGGTGTAACTCTTTCTGGTCTTATGATGGGGTATTACGAAGAAGAGTTAAAAGAATTCTTTGTTAAGACTGATAAGAAGGTATGGACGACGTGTGTATCATCAAGAAACTCAATTAAAAAGATGTTATTAAAGAGTGGTGTTGGTCAGTTACCAATTGACATTAGAAAATCAGAGTATGATTTTGAAGATAGGTTGGATGCGTATGAAACACCATTCCCATGTAATCAATTTTGGGATATCAAACAATGGCATTGGTTAGAAAACAACATAGATTCTTTAGAAGGTGATATCCTTTTTTGGAATATTGGAGGTATTTACAAATTTTAACATAAATTAACATTTAAAATTTGGTATATCCAAATAGGTTTAGTATATTTACATAGTAAAAGGGTTAGAGATATACCCACTTAATAAAAATTAAACAATTAAACAATTAAAAATATGAACACAAAATTACAACAGGTAAGACAGGCTAAACAAGAACTAAATGAAAAGTTATCTTATAACCCAATAAAGATAATTTATGAACTTCTAACTAACATCCCAACAAACGCCACTAATGTGGTTTGGGAATTTAAAAAAGTTCCAAATGGATTATATCTAAAGTTTACTCAAAATGTGGGGACTAATATCAAAACTGTAATTGATAACTTTTTAACTACTGAAAAGCTTGATGATGATAACCACTACAAAAACAAACCAAAAAATACAGGTGGGTTATTTGGTACAGGACTTTCTTTAATAGATTATTTCACATCATTATTTACATTTAGTACAAATGATGTTACCTATGATTTCAAAACAGACGAACAAACTAAATCAAATGTAAATGATGAAGTTGTAATTGAGATGATAATTTCGTTAAAGAGTAATAAAAGAAAATTTATTCAAAGTGCCAAAGATTTGATATCTGTTACTGAGATGTTTGTTGATAATAGAAATCACAAAGTTATTGTAGATGGATTCACATCAACGGATAATCATGATTTATCTTTACCTATTGAATTTCCAACCTTAAAATGGAAAACATCTACTGGTGTTTTAAAATCAAATTTTGATTTTGATTTTATTAAAGATGGTAAGGGGGATATCTATCAAAATAAAACAATAACGGTTTCCGCTAGAGATACTGATTATAATGTAAAGTTGAAAAACTTTAAAATTGGAAAACTTTATGAAAAACCTAACGGATTGGATGTTCAGGCAGATAGACCGATATTAGTATTAGTTAGTGAGGAAACTAATCAAATATTAGGGCAGGTTCAATGGAAAGGTTCATATCCGGTTTCAGTAAACAATTCAATAATCATAGCAACTGTAAGTAAAGAAGATTTGAGATGGTTGTTTACTAGTGGTGATAAATACAATGGGTTTAATGAAAATTTACAAACAAAACTAATTGAATTTCAAAAAGAAGCATTATCAAAGTTTTATCCAGATAGTAATGTACTTGAGGTAGTGGGGCAGTTATTTACCTATGCTGTAATTGTTAACAATAAACTTGGTAAGAAGTTATCAAATATCTTTAGAGATGATATTGGATTGGGGTGGATGAATGATTTATTAGAACAAGAAAGAAATGATATTACTCATATGGAGTGGTCTACTTCAGGTGGTGATAGACATGATTTTCATATTTGGAACGCAAAGGGTGGGAGAGTGACTCAAAACACTACAAAGACAATCATTGAGAACAAAAGAAAAGGATTTACAGATTCGAACATTGCTCAGTTAAATAAGTATGTTGCGTCTACTCCAAATTGTACCAACGCAATTGGTATATCAATTGGAATTGGTGAGAAGGCTTTTACTGAATGGAAGAAGACAATCGCATCTATTCAAGGTAGTGGTCAGTATAAAAATTATATTGATTTTAAACTAATAGATTTGTTAGATTCTGATGATAATTATGGGTTTTCAAATTACATCGATGAGTACGAACAATTGGCGTTTGATATCATTGAAAAAAATAAGAAAAAGTAACAATATGACAGAAATACAACAATACTTTGAAAAGTTCAAAGGTATGAAACCATACCTCTCCATTAATGAAGAGGAATGGTCGTATATCAAAGAAACATTTCCGAAGGATGACGTAAAGGAATGTTTAGCAGATATCCTTATGGAGTATCCGATGCCAACTGCAGAAATATCTGAGTCGAGTGCATATGATGCTTTTATGAAACTTAAAGGTATTAGGTGGAATGAATTACTTAGAGAAGGTGAGTGGTTTCTGAGAAAGGCAAGTGAATCAACGTATCCACTAACTTTCAGAGGTAAACCACAATACATCCGTAGATTAAATACAGGTAATAATGCATCAAATGGCTTTCAGCAAGAAAATCGATGGGGGGTTGATGGCACAGTTTCACCAGGCCCAAAAAGAACATGGGAAACCCGTAATTTTATGGTTACTCTAATGGGTGGATTATACACTCTAAAGTTCCCAAAGATAACAAGAAACGAACTAAGAGTTTGTTTAAGTTTAAGAAAATACATTTGTTCTCAGTTCAAACCAAATGTTGCAAAGGTATTCTATGAAATGATGGGTTCTGAAAATATATTAGATTTCTCAGCAGGTTGGGGTGATAGATTCGCTGGATTTATGGCAGCATCAAATACTAAACATTATGTTGGATTAGACCCGCGAACAGAAAATCATCCATATTATCATAAACAAGGTGAGTTTTATGATAAACACTCTGGATTTTTTGAAGGTAAAAAGAATTGGGAGTTTCACCAAACTGCTGCTGAAGATTTTGATTTTACTCCATATGAGAATCACTTTGATATGGTATTTACCTCACCACCTTACTTTTCAGTTGAAAGGTACTCATATGATGATAATCAGAGTTGGGTTAGATATAAAACCATTGAAGAGTGGAATAAAAACTTCTTACACGCAACCATTGAGAAGATTTGGCCATCAATCAAAAAAGGTGGATATATGGCAGTAAACATCGCGGATGTGTATGCATCTTCAGGTGGTGAGCGAAAGTATATGGAGATAACAAACCCTATGAATGATTTTATTAAATCGTTGGGTGGTACTTACGAAGGGTGTTTAGGTATGGAAATGGCTAAAAGACCTGGCTCTGTGGGTGCGGGGTTGGTTATCGAAGAGGATAGAGGTAGATATACGGAAGAAGAATTAAGAAAACACGATGAGAATGTAGGTAAAACGTTCTGTGAGCCGGTCTGGATACATCGTAAAGTTTAATATTATCATATGAAGTTTAGAAGTGGTAAATATGCAGGTAAGGATATAGAGTATGTTCGGAGGGTAGCACCCTGGTATATCAATTGGGTAAGAGTAAATCGGCCTGAGATGTTAAAGGAACGTACAACTAAGAAAGAAAGTAAAGATATCCCTAACTCAAGTTATTCAGATTCGGTATGGTTGCGAAGTATAAAACCTAACTTAGACTTTGAAAATCAAATTACAGAAATACCCAAAAGGGTAGTAGAGCCTAAGAAGGTAATAAAATCATATTGGTAATAAAATAAAAGAAGTAAGAATTGTTTAGGAAATGCGAAATAGTTTTCGTATATTTGTTGAAATAAAAAGAAGTTATGTACCAAAATATATATTATGAGAAAAATGATGGTATCATCCATTGTTGGGATGATAAGAAAGGATACTACACATCCAAATACAGAAATTACGCTTATGTAAAGGATGGTAATGGTTCATATGAATCAATACATGGTGAGAGGTTAAAAAAGATTAACTTTTGGAATAAAGAAGATAATCTGAAACTATACGAATCTGATGTAAATGAGGTTACTAGGTTTTTAATTGATAACTATGGTGACTCCGATGAAGTATCAGATGGTCACGTTACATTAACATTTGACATTGAGGTAGAGATGAATTCTGGTCTACCAGACATTCAAGAAGCAAAGAACGCAATGACCTCCGTTGCATTCCACGACTCAGCAACTAACGACTACGTTGTATATGTTGTTATTGATGGTGATGAGATAAGTAAAACTATCAAAGGAGCAAAGGTTCGGTCATTTAGAACCGAAGAGGATATGTTGGTAGCATTTGTAAATGCTTGGGAAGAGATTCGCCCGACTATTATAACTGGTTGGAATATTGATTTCTTTGATGTTACTTATCTTTACAACAGATTGAAAAGAGTATTGGGTACTAAACAAGCAAATAGATTATCACCAATCGGTAAAGTTCATTGGAACAAATATCGTAAGAGATATCTAATCGCTGGAGTATCTGCATTGGATTACATCGCTCTTTATAAGAATTTTACATATACACAACTCCCCAACTACCGATTGGATACGGTTGCTCAAAAAGAATTGGGTAGAGGTAAGATTGAGTATGAGGGAAACTTAGACCAATTATTTAGAGATGATATTGAAAAGTTCATTGAATATAACTTGGTGGATGTTGAGTTGGTAGTTGATATGGATAAGAAACTTCAGTTCATTGATTTAGCTAGAGCGATATGTCACGCAGGTCACGTATTCTATGAAGATTTTTTATTCTCATCTAAATGGTTAGAGGGTGCGATACTAACATTCCTAAGAAGAAATGGTAGAGTAGCACCAAATAAACCAAGCCGAAAAGAAAAGAATGACGATGGTACGGATTCAGAAGAACAGTTTGCAGGTGCATATGTCAAACAACCCATACCTGGTCTTTACAAATGGGTTTATGATTTAGATTTAACATCACTATACCCATCAATTATTATGAGTATAAATATATCACCCGAAACTAAGGTTGGTATGGTAACTGATTACACATCTGAAGCCCATATGAAATCCAAAATGGATTCTTACGTTATTGTAGATGATAATGGGAAGTCGTACCCAGCAATGGATAAAGAAAAGTTTGAAGACTTCACTAAGAAAATGGATTTATCAATAGCTTCTAATGGTGTATTGTATAAGCAAGATAAAGTTGGTATTATACCTGAGATTCTTAATGTTTGGTTTGATAAGAGGGTAGAGTACAAAGACCAAATGAAAAAGTTTGGTAAGGCAGGTGATGATGAGAAGTATAAATTCTTTGCTCAAAGACAATTGGTACAAAAGATTATGTTGAACTCCCTTTATGGAGTATTGGGATTACCATCATTCAGATTCTATGACGTTGCAAACGCAGAAGCAGTGACACTTACGGGTCAGACTGTAATTAAAACTACTGAGATGATTGCAAACAGCTATTATAGTAAAATCACAGGTGAAGATAAGGACTACAACATTTATGTTGATACGGATTCTGTGTTTTATCAGGCAGCACCATTAGTAAAAGCTCGTAATCCTGAAATTGATGAGAATGATGATTCACAAATGATACCTGCTATTTTGGAAGTGGCACAAGAAGTAGAAGCACATATTAATAAGGTGTATGATACTATGGCTCTGAAGTTGTTTAATATTCATTCACATAGATTTGATATTAAGCAAGAAACAATTGCAAAGGGTGGTTTTTGGGTATCTAAGAAACGATATG